TAACTAAGCAAAAGAAGATTGCGTTAGCTAGGCAATCTTTTTATGAATACTGTAAAGTTACTAATCCTGACTTCTACAAACCGCATAGAACGTATTTGAAAACCCTATGTGATACATTACAAGCTATATATGAAGGTAATTTACTAAAGGAAGATGGAACGCCTTATAAGAACCTCTCTATAAACTTACCCCCCGGCTTCGGTAAGTCCTTTACTGCAAAGTTATTTAGTTCATGGGTATTAGGTAAGGATAATAAGACACAAATAATTACAGCATCATATAATGAGGATTTTGCTAGTGATTTCAGTAAAGATGTAAGAGGTTGGATTGGTGAGGATGCTAACAGTCCACTTGAAATTGGCTATTCCGAAATATTCCCCAATTCAAATCTGAAAAAGGGTGACAGTGCTAAAATGAAATGGTCTTTAGAAGGTCATTACATGAACTTTCGTGCTACTTCACCTAAAGGATCAGTAACAGGTATGAGGGGAAATATTCATATCATAGACGATTTAATCAAGGACGCTTATGAGGCCATGAATGAAAACATACTCCAAGAAAAATGGAGTTGGTGGACAGATACATTCCGTTCACGTTTAGTTCAAGGTGGAATAAGAATTGTAATTGCTACACGTTGGAGTGTTGGAGATTTAACAGGAAAACTAATAGCAATGAATCCTGAAGATTGGTACATATTGAAAATGCCGGCTTGCATAAATGAAAACACAAGGGAAATGTTATGTGAGGATTTATGTAATTGGGAAAGATACTTAGAGGAAAAGACATTTGTTAGTGAACCTATATTCTTAGCTAACTATCAGCAACAACCTATTGAAGTATTCGGTAGATTGTACAATACTTTGAAAACTTATACGGATATTCCAAGAGATGACTTGAAACGTCCTAACTTTGAAAAAATTATTGCTTATGTGGATAGTGCTGATAAAGGTAATGATTATCTTGCAGCAATTGTTGCAGGGGTATATCAAAAGGAATTGTTTGTCTTGGATGTGCTATACACTAAGGATGATATGAGTGTAACAGAAAAGGCAGTTGCCCAAATGTTGTTCGATAATAACGTAAACATAGCTTATATAGAATCCAATAATGGTGGTACAGGGTTTGCTAGAGCTGTAGAACGTATATTAAAAGAGAAACATGATTGTAAGCACATTACCATTAAACAATTCCATCAATCTAAGAACAAAGAATCACGTATATTGTCAATGTCCTCATATGTTGAGAAGTTAGTCTACTTTCCTGTGACTTGGGGAAAGAAATGGACTGACTTTTATATTTCTATGAATTCATTTCAACGTGATTTTAAGAAAAACAAAAACGATGATGCCCAAGATGCGATTACTGGTCTAGTGGAACAAATAGAATTTGGTAAGAAACCATTGAGAGCAGTTAAGTCGCTTTATTAGTATAAAGGTAGGTGAAAATCATTGAATACAAGTGTACAAAATTTAATAAGACGTAAATTAAACAATGGTTATCCGTTAACAAGTGACATGATTGACGAGTTAATTAATGATCATGCACAAATAGCTGATTCCACTAAATTAGAGTGGGAAAGGTATTTAGCATCTAAAACTGGTGTTCCAATTAAGACTAGACAAATGCCAGACTACTCAAAAGTAAATAATAAGATTGCCAATGATTTTGTTGGTGAAATTGTTGATACTAAGGTTGGTTATTTTGCAGGTATTCCCATCAATTATGAGATTGATAAAACAAAATACGAGAAGAAAAAGGAAGGAATGTTACAAAAACTATACGATGCTTTCGTGAAATCGAATAATCAACAATACATTGAACATGCTGACTATATCGAAAACTTCGTAACACGTAGTAACCTTCATGACTTAGATGCAGAGATGACTAAACTTCTAGCTGCATGTGGAGTTGCTGGACGTAAATTGTACATTGATAATGAAGGATTGGAAAGGGTTGTAAATATCAAGCCTTGGAAAATAATCTTCCTACTCAATGCAAATAAAGAGGTAGAATACGCACTCATTTATTATCCTGAATTGAACAACAATAAGGAATTGGTTACTAAAGTTGAATTTTATGATTCTGACAATATAACTTATTTTGTTGAGAATACGGATAAGAATACAAGTAATGAGTTTAAGTATGTACTAGATTCAGAGTACATTGTAAATCCTATTGAGCATACATTTGATTTTTGCCCCGTTGTACTTTACGAAAACAACGAAGAACAACAATCAGACTGTCATAAAGTTATTGATATTATTGATAATTATGATAGAGCCTTTAGTGACATGTCCTCAGAAATTGAACAATTCCGTTTAGCATATATGTTCTTTAAGGGTGAAGAACCTAGTGAAGAAATTATGCAAGTAGCTTTACAAACTGGAGCATTTGGAATAGATGTAACTTCAGAAGTTGGCTTTATTGCTAAGAATCTAGACCCATCTTTTAATAATGCTTTCTTAGATAGATCAGAGGATAATATACAGAGGTTTGCAAAGCATGTAAACTTTATGGATGAAAATTTCGCTGGTCAAGCTACTGGAATTGCCCTCAAATATAAACTTCAAGCACTTAGCAATAAGTGTATAACCTTGGAATCAAAGTTTAAAACATCCTCTAGATACATGTTTAAAATCCTATGTTCAAGTTGGGCAAAACGTAAAGTAGTAATAGATTACTTGTCTATTTTCTACACGTTCAAACGAAATTTACCGACTGACTATGAGTACGAAGCAAAAGTATCACAGTTATTAAAAGGTAATATTTCTGAACGTACTCGTTTAGGGTTATTTTCATTTATTGATGATGTTGATTATGAACTTGAAGAAATGAAGAAGGATGCTGAAGCATACTCGACTGAATTTACAAACCCTAATGCAAATGTCGATGATCAATTTAATATGAATAATCTTGGTGACGATAATGCAGCAGAAACAATTTAGGGAACTTCAGAAACTCATAAGAACAATTCAAAATGAAAATGAAAGACAAATTGCTCAAGAATATTTAGACACAATTCATACAATCAAGTTGGATTTGTCTGATATGTTTGAACAGTTTGGAGAAGATGGGGTAGTTAGAAGAGATGTAATGGAGAAATATGGACGTATGAGAAAGTTAGAAAACTTACTAGCTGAACATGTTTCTAAGTTGACTAACAATCAAATTAAATACACTAAAAAAGCCATTACAGAGGTATTTAAACAGTCTTATTACTATAGAGGATATGTCATTGAGACATTAGCTGGATTTAGGGTATTCAATATGCTAAACCAAAAGTTTATTGATGAAGTCACTTATAATGATATGGATTTAATAAAGTGGGATACACGAGTAAAAGAAAATAATAAGATGCTTATCCGACAATTAAAAGAATCTATTACAAGTGGACTGATTCAAGGTTACAGTTATGAAAAAATAGCAAAAGAAGTAACTGAACGAATGGACATAGGTAAAAAGAAAGCTGTGAAAATTGTTCAAACTGAAACTCATCGTTCCAATCAACAAGCTAACCTAAAGTCAATGCAAGATGCAGTGAGTAAAGGTGTCATTATGAAAAAACGTTGGTTATCTTCCTTGGATCAAAAGACAAGGGATACACATCGTAATCTAGATGGACAGATTGTTGAAGTGGATGAGTACTTTGAATCAAAAGGTAAACGTGCATTAGCACCCGGAAAATTTGGCAGAGCTGAGGAAGATATAAATTGTAGATGTGACATGATTAGTGTTTTTGACGGTATAGAGCCAAGTGTTAGAAGGGCAAGAAATCCACATACAGGTAAGAATGAGTTGATTAAACATCAAACTTACAATGAGTGGTTTGGAAATATAAACAAATAAAACATATGAGGTCATAAACTAGGCAACTCAATAGAGGGGCTATTTTTATGCACTCAAAAGGAGAATATATAATGGAAAACGAAAAAAAATTCTTATTAGATTTGGACTTACAATACTTTGCTTCAGATGATGACAATAACAATGACGATAATCAAGATGATCAAAACAATGATAACACTGATAACAAAGATAATAAGGACAATGAAGATAGCAAAGAAACATTTACAAAGGATGATATCCTTAAAATGATTCAAAGCGAAACTGACAAAGTACGTACTGAATACTCTAAGAAAGTTAAAGCGAAAGAAAAAGAATTAGAGAATTTGAAACGTGAAAAAATGTCAGAGGAAGAAAAGAAAAAGTTTGATGAAGATTTACTTAGACAAGAAAACGCAGAGTTAAAGAAAGACAAACTTGGTTATATTGCCATTGAGCATTTAGCTAAAAATAATTTACCGATTGAAGCAAATGTATTTGTAGTTGGTGAAGATGAAGCTTCTACAATTGAGAAAATTGATATTTTCAAGAAATTCTTTAATGAAGCTGTTACTAAACAAGTGAATGAGACATTCAAGAAAAAAGGTAATGACCATAAAGACGGTGACAATACTCAAGGTGGTATTACAAAAGAGCAATTTCAGAAAATGAATTATGCACAAAGAACAAAGTTATTCAGTGAAAACCCAACATTATATAAGCAACTAAACCAGTAACCTTAATAATTTTAAGGTTATTTTTATTGTCTTGTTTCGGGCTTTAAGACGTAAAAGATGAAAGCACTACATTATAAAATATAAGGAGTGTTCTTTAATGGCACAAAGTAAAGTAGCAAATATGATTAACCCTGAAGTTATGGCAGATATGATTTCAGCAGAACTACCACAGGAGATTAAATTCTATCCGTTAGCAGAAGTAGATGATACATTAGTAGGTCAACCGGGAAATACGGTAACAGTTCCTAAATGGAATTACATTGGAGATGCTGCTGTAGTTGCAGAAGGTCAACCAATCGACCTTAAATTAATGACTACTTCAAATGACCAAGCAACGATCAAAAAGGTTGCTCAAGGTGTTGAATTAACAGATGAATCTGTATTATCAGGTTTAGGTGATCCAGTTGGACAAGGTAAGAACCAAATCCTAAAGTCAATCGCAGCAGGTGTAGATAACGATATTTTAGCTGCTGTTGCTTCAACTCCATTAAACTATTCAGCTACTGCTTGGAATGTAGATGCAGTTGATAGTGCGCTTGCATTATTTAATGATGAAAGTGATGAGCCTGCTTCTGTTGTTCTATTCATGAACCCTAAAGATGCAGTGAAATTACGTAAAGTAGCGGCTA